ATGCATTACTTGTATCATCATTAGATACTAAAATAGATTTAATAATAGAAGTTGTATCTTCTGGTACTACATATAATGAAGTATCATCAGTAGTTGTTAAATCAACTTTACTATTCTTGTATGTGTGAGCCATCTTCTACTCTTTTCCAAAATTCATCAAGTGCATTTTCGTGTTCGCAGTTAGAACATTTGCATACAGCACATTGTCCATTATTGCTACAATGACATTCGTGATTACAGTTTACGCAAGAAACCATGATACTACCTCCTGGTTTTCAGAGTTATGATATCTTACTAATTGATTAGTAATATCTTCTGATACTAATTGATATTCATATGTAGATAATAATATACCCTGTAAAGTATATGCAGGATAGTTATAAACATATTCTAAATTTTGTTTACTAGCCATTAATATCTTCCAGCTCCACCACGTCTACCACCAGTGCCACCAGTGGTTCCTGCATCTGTACCTGGTCCTGCGGTGTCTCCGCCGAAGCCTCCGCCTCCGCCTCCACCACCTTCTCCTGCGCTGTCATTATCAGGTTTAGTTTTTGTTTTTACTTTATCATCTTCAGTTGTAGTAGAAATTTCACCTATTGGAGTTCCAGCTTGGAAGTTTCCTTGACTATTAATAAATCCAGGAGTGTTTCCTACTGTAACTTTATCACCTGGTTGTAAACCAGAAGATAATACACCAGATGGTGCATAACCAGTTCTATAACTTTCTTGCACTGTAGCTGCAATTTCGTTTGCTATTGCATTTCCATATTGACTTCTTATACGATCTAGTTGATTGCCATAAGAGTTACTACCCAATAAACCACTTAACATTCCTGCTGGAGTAAATTGTGATAAAGCACTATAATCTGTTAAGAAATTTGACGCTAAAGAATTAGGATCAAGAACTTCTATTCTACCAGATACTGGATTTATTTTAAGGTTCATTCCACCAATACGTTCTAGACCTGATTGTGTACCAGCCATATCTCTTTCTTGTCCTGCTCCACCACCACTTCTGTTTTTTGCAACTTGTCCAGTTTCAGTTTCAATAGGATCCATACTTCCATCAAAATTAGTACCACCAAATCTTTTAGCATATCCTGGATCACCATAATCAATACTAGAATCATATACTCCTGTGTTATCACTAAGTTGTCCTCCTGGTGTTCCAAAGATTATTTGGCCAGTATTAGGATCTACTCTAAATCTATTTTGTGCAACTTTTCCTGATGGTGTATCTATAAAATTCATTTCATCTTCTGGTATAGTTTCAAAATAATTACCTGTGCCTGGTATCATTTGAGTTCCTAGTAATCCATTATTTTGTGATATAACATTTTGTAATGCTGATGGATTATTTGCAGTTAATCTGCCATAACTAAGATTTCTATATTTTGCTACAAGTTGATCAAATGTTGACATTATCTATATCCTTCTTTTATTGCTTCTACATCTAAACCTTGTGCATCAGTCCAAGTAGATGCAGCTGGTATTTGTAAGTTAAATTTAAAATATCGTGCTGATTTATGAAATGGTATAGTTCCTGTACTATGCATAGTATTTTGAGATGTATTACTTTGAGTATCTGCTATTCTATTTCTAAATGATGCAGAACAAGTAGCAGAATTTGTATCTACAATAGGTCTAACATGAGTTAGTAATGCACGATTATTTTTGACTAACTCAGTTTCACCTGTACCAATTTCTGCTGCTAAAGTATCACCTTCAAAAGAACCTAATTTATGATCTGTATTAAATGCACCTACACTTCTAAGTCCACCTATAAACAATGCATTATCTAATGAAACAGTTATAGCATCAATATCATTTGTTCCTGCGCTTGGATAATCATCTAGTTCTTCTAATGTATAACCAGGTGATAAGTAATCAATAATACATTCATGATCTAATTCTACGACAGACCATCTATCACTAGCAATATGATATATTAATATCTTATCATTTTGTGTACCTGAGTTAGCTCCAGTAGAAGATGGGTAAGACCACATAACTAATTTATTTTGGTGATCATAAGATGCTCTAATTCTTTCTCTTAAGTGAAACTTTAAATCATTATAGAAAAAACGATCAACTTTATTAGCTCCTATAGGTCTTGATGCAGATCCATCAGTAACATAAAATCCATCTTCAGATAAATAGTATACAAGGTTTCCAACTTGGATTACATTTTTACCTTGAACAGCACCTCTATTATCTTCTATTCTTCTAAAAGAAAATACAACATTACCACCTCTATAATCCATTCTAGTAATACGAGATTCTTGAAATATCAATCCATATTGTCCACCAGTAACTCCAGTAATAACACCACCTTCAGGTAATGTTTCTGAATCAGATTGATTAGTTCCAGCAGTCCAGGATGTAGGACTATTAAAACTAGACCATTGTACTTTGTTTTGTGCAGTTGGTTGATATCCTGTAACAACAAAGTTACCTACAACAGCAGCATGTCTAAATGCAGGAGGTGATCCTGAAAGAGCAGCAAAGTCAGTTGATCCATCAAGTGTCCAGGCTTGTGGTGCATCATCACCATTAAAAGCAATAACTACCTCACCGAATCTAATAAAATCCCAATAAGAATCAGCAGGAAAACTAAATGTAGTTCCACCACTTTCATCTACAAATGAATTAGATGTTAGTTTATATAGTTTAGTAGCATCACCTGCAAATATAGAAACTACACCACTATCTGATTTAAATGCTTTTGCACCTTGGCATCTTGCAGTAGTTCCGTTACTAGATGTTGCAGTAATTTCTTTAAATGGTCTGTAACTATTTACAGCAGGAAATACATTCAATGCTTGTGTTGAACCTGGATTCACATGATTTGGTAAATCTGGTAACCATTCTCCAAAAGGTAATTGCATTAGTCTACGTTATCTAAATTATTAATATTAATATCTGATCTTTGTACTAATGGAGTTCCATTATATTTATCAAGATCATCTGCATCTTCTACTTGTTTTATAGCAGCTTCATACTGTGTTTTAAATTGTACAACAGTTCCCTGATCCATACCTCTAATAAATGTAGATGCAAAATATAATGCACCAAATAAGTAAACATCAGGATGATTTGTAAGAATATGATTAGTAGTAGTTGTACTACTTAAACTGTCAAAGGCTTTATAAAATGTTAACCTCGCTGTTGCAGCTGTATCAGGAACAGGACTAAATCTAAAATTAGAACCTTCAATAGAGTATACTCTTGGTGTACCTGAATTATTAAATCCTTGTGTATTAGCTTGATGAAATGGTGTCATTACTTGTAAAGCTCTATCTGGTGTAGGACTTGTAAGAACAAAACTTCTTACTTGTAAGAAACCAGTTGGTAATGCTTCTGTTTCTGCGTCAATAGTAAATGAACTATCTACTGTTTCCATTGATCTAATTCTTAATCTACGATTAAAATCAGCTTCTGTTAAATCTATAAAGTCATCTATCTCAGATGTTAAATCATCTCTAGCTAGGAAATTAGCTATTGCTATTTTTAAATTTGCGTAATTATTTAAAGCCATTATAACTTCTTACTCCCAATTCTAAAGTTTTGAAATTCGTTACTGTTTACCATTTTCTTAATTACATCACTTTGTTGATCTTTATCTAATTTGTACCAGTTAGAGTGACCATGTAATTCTTTTGTTTTTATTTGTAGAGCAATCAATGGTATTTGTGCAATTCTTTGAAAGTCACCTTTTTGTGCTTCAGGTATATGATTTCGAAATATTTTGTTTTCTTCAAGAATTGGTGTTACATCCTGTGTCTTTTTTACAACAAGTTTGTGTTCACTTCTATCTACATAAATATCTTGATTAGGATTGTAAATATCTTCCATATTATAGCTCCGTTACATCAACATCATAAGCATCAACTAGAACTCTCCAACCATAAGTATCATTGTAGAATACTAAACCAATACCAGTATTTTGAGTTGTTATGGTTAAGTCGTTAGTAGCTCCTTGTATTTTCTTTGAGTTGCGACCTACTGTCAAGTTATTGGAATCAAAAGATGCAGTTGCATCAAGTACATGAACTTCATCACCAGCACTTGGACTGGCAGGAAGCGTAATTGTAAATGCACCACCTGAAGTATCGCATAATATTTTATCACCAGCAACAGCGGTATAGTTTGCTGTTTTAGTTAAATTGTAATTTATATGTGATTTAGTATTTAACTGTGTTTGTATTGCTGAGGTTACGCCATTAACATAACCAATCTCTGTTGAAGTTGTAGTTGCCACTGAAACATCACCACTACCATCCGATACTAATGCTCTTGATGCTGTAAGGTTCTCCATCTTGCTAAATACAATAGCAGCACTAGATTTAATATCAGCATTTACAATATTTGTAATTGTATTATTATCTGAGTCTATTGATTTGTTTGTTAGTGTATCTGATGAACTAGCAGTTATACCACCAATATCTGATAACACTTCAGATGCAGAACGACCTTCTACAGTTGTTCCAGCTATTCTTAAAAAATCATCATCAACTACACCAGATGTAAATTTGGGTACATTTGTATTAGCTATACCAAATGTAAGTGTTGCTTGTTTTGCATCAAGTTGATCTTGAATAGCACTAGTAACACCATCAACATAATTTAATTCAGTAGTAGAAAGAGTAGCTCCATCTAGTATTTCTAATTCTGTTTCATCAATAGATGCACTACCAATAATAAATCCTGTAGCAGTAACTGTAGAATTAAATGCAGCAGCTCCAGCTTCTGACATATCTAATGTTAATGCTGTAATATCTGAAGTGTTATCTGTTCCTTTAAATATAATATCAGTATCACCAGCTTGCGCGTCAATAGTAATGTTTCCAGAACTTGTTGCTATAGTAACAGCAGCATCACCAGTTGTTATATTATCAGCAGCAATACTTGTAGCAACAGAAGATATAGCTGTATTTAAATTTGAAAATGTTATTCTTTTTGTTGAACCTGCATCCGTATCGACTACGACAAATTCATCATCATTAGCTGGTGAGCTTAATGCTGTTAATGCTGAAATCTTACTATCTGCCATTTATAATCCTTTATTTAATCTTTTGTGTTTATTCATAGAACTAGTTTTTAGTTTTGTTTTATTAGGATTTCCAATAGATGTTCTCTTTGCTATCCTTATATGAGCTTCGTAGCTCTTTGCTTTTTTAGCCATTAGTTAGGAATAGGTCTGCCACTAAATACAGTACCAACTGCCTGTTCTAATTTAATATTGTCACCAGCTTCTAGTAAAATATATGTACCATCTTCTAACTGTAAGTTATCATTTGGTGTATCTGTTCTTCTATCTCTATATCTATCTTGTCCTCTTTTCGAGAATCTAGAAAGTAGTGTCATTGTGATAATTCAGTTACTCTTGATGTTCCATCAGTAGAACCAACTCTTAGTACTGCAACTTTTGTACCTGGTGTAACTCTAAAATATTCAGGTGTAAATGCAGGAACAATAATACTAGATGAACTAGCGGTAGGAGATGTTGCATTCATTTCAACATAAGCATCTACAGTAGTTACAATTCTTATTTCTCTTGTTTGTGCAGAGAATGCATTTGATGTAGCAGCTGATGAATTTCCAACAGCAACTGTTTGTGTTGTTCCTAATTTAAAAGTAGTTGGTGATTTATAATCAGTCATAGTTACTCCGTTAATTCTGAAATGTATAATGAGCCATCACTTGATGCTCTGATTGCTGAGATAATATTTCCTTCAGTAACTTTAAATACTTCATAATCTTTTGCAGCTATTGGTGTTGCAGCACTAGTTGCTGTAACAGCTGGATTACTTATAGTGATAAAACAATCTGTAGTTGCATACAATCTCACATATCTTACATGAGCAGATATAGCAGAACTATTTGCAGCTGTGCCTGTATAGTCTACTTTTTTAACTACTCCACTTAATTTATAATACATAATTTTTCCTTAAAATAAAGGGGGGAGCCGAAGCTCCCACCCTAATTATTATTATTGGTTAATGTCTAAAATGATACCGTGTGCGGCTTCATTTCTCATTTCCAATGTCCACTCAACTAGGAGTTGTTTCTTCTCAGAATCACCAGTCTTTGCAAGATCAGCAATTTGGAAGTCTCTTAGATAAGCAGCAGCAGCCATATCAGATTGTAGCATTAGACATAGACTTTCACTAGTCGTAGCCATAACTCTATTTGGTACTAACTTAATATCACCAAAGTCTGAGCTATATACATCAATAGCAGCATATTCTGTTCTAGATTCTGCTGGACCAAAACGAGTTGTATTCGCATTAAATCCAGAGATAACTTGTTTAACAGATGGCGGAACAACTAGAAGATCTAGGTCTCCACCAGATTCATAAACCTCTTTGATAACAGTCTTTAAGATTGTTTCAGTAAGGTCTCTGTCTGTACCTGAGTTAGGTAAGTCAGTTCCAGAACCAGTAGAAAGGGAACCTGAAGTTCCTGCATCACCATTAGTTGCTATCCATGTTGGAATAGAACCCATAGCTCTTGCAGCAGTAGCAGATCCTACAGCTTGAACTTGTCCTTTAATAAGAGCAAATTCCATGTCTTTCTTTAGTTCTTTTGATTTTTTAGCAATTTGATATGCCATTTCGTCAGCTCTACCAGCAGCATTAACTGCACTTTGAGTTCCTGATAATGCAATAGCTTTATCTTGAATCTGTGTGAAGTTAAATGCTCTAGTTGTAGCAACCATAGCATCAATTGTTACGTCATCACCTTCGATAACTGAGTTAGCAGCAGGTGCAGCAAGTGCATCTAGTTGCCATTCGTGCTTTGTTGAAGCAGCAGTTGTTCTAGGGATGGCAGAAAGTATAGGGGTATCTTCAGGGGATATTGAATAAATCACATCCACTAAATCTTCCCTTATACCAGTAGTATCGTACGTATCGTACAAGTTGGTCGGTTGTGCCATAAGGCCTCCTTATTTAAAGTAAGTCTCTGAAAAGTTTTGCAGCGTCTTTTACCTCGCCAGTTTTTCTGAGACGATTTAGTTTATTAGCTTTAAGTTTTGCATCAATCTCTGCTTTTCTTTTTGATGTTCCAGACTTAATAACTTTAGGAGCATTAACAACTTTCTTTTTAACTTTGGGATTTGCTTTACGAATCTTATCATAAGCAAGAGCATCTTTAATAAGTAATACTTGTCTATGATCATAAACAGTATTTATCTCTTGTTCATTAAATCCATATTTAGATAAAAGGTTTTTCATTTCACCTTTCATAACAGAACTCTTTTGAGGGTTTGCAAAGTCAGGTATAAGTTGAACAACTTTACGCTGTTCATTTTCTATATGCTTTTTAAGCTCTAGACTTTGAGCTTGCAGTGTCTCATATTGAATTCGTTCCAAGTTTTCAGCTCTCTTACGCATTTTGTGTTCGAGCTTACTTGCTTCGACTGGATCATCTTCGTATAGTTGTTCAAAGTCTATGTTGCCATACTCAGCATTAAGCTGTGATTGAGCAGCAGAAGTTAATTCATTTAACTTACTTAGCTTTTGATTTATCTCTGTTTGAGATTCTTTTAACAAATCATTATACCTTGATCTCTCTAAGGATAAGTCTTGTTTACTTCTAGTATAATCAGCTTCTCGTTGGTATCCCTGAAGTAGTTCATCAAGGGTGACCTCAAGTTCTTGTCCTTGGACTTTCACTCTATAAAAAGGTTCCTCTGAACTTTCATCAATATCTTGTTCAGCTTCATTCTCCGTAGCAGTTTCTATATTTTCATCAGGAGTTTCTTCCTGGTTCATATATGGAACATCACTAGGATTTACAGTATCATCATCTTGATCTTCTTTAGTATCAATTTGATTTTCTTCAACTGCTTCAGCAGGTGCTTCAGTTTGTTCTGTAGCAGGTGCTTCTTCAGTTGTTTGATTGCTCATAAGACCAGCAATGGTTTTACCAGCATCTATTACATTCATAGCTTCATCAGCCATAGTACACTCCTTATTGGTTGGTGTTTATATTACACTCCCTGAATGGGTTGGTGTTTATTTCTTGCGAAGTTCTTCTAGTTGTTTACCTGCAAGTTTTCCAGTTTCCATAATAGTACGGAAATGGTTTTCAACTTTTCCTAAAATTTGATATGCCAGGTATATTTTTAATCTAGCATCATCATCTTTTGGAGCAGTTTGAAATATTGCTTCTTCGTATGAATTCTTTAATGAGTCAAAGGTTTCTTGGAAGAGACTATCTTCAAGTATTGCTTTGGCTCTAGTACCTCTATCAACTTCTTTCTGTAGGTTCGACATTTAATTCTATAGATGTATTACTTGGTTGAGGTTGTAATAATTGTTTTGTTGCAGCATCTAACATTTGTTTATTGCTTTCAGATATTCCTTTAAGTGTCATAGCTTCTCGCTTGATTGCTTTCTCATCAATATCTGACTCGTACTTCATCTCAAGTTCTTTGATTTTTGCTTCAAAGTCAAGCATCATTTTTTGGTACTTCATCTCAATCTCACGCATTCTATTTTCATATTGCATTTGAGCAGCTGCAGCTTTTTGTTGTGTTTGTATTTGTGATACTTTTTCAAACTCAGTAGGTTGAGGCGGTTGTTGCGGTGGCATATTTCTCATACCAGTTTGTGGATCTGTAAAGTATGAACCAACATCTTTAAGTCCTGCATTCTCTATTATCTTAGATAGAGTATTATATATATTATTCATATTAACTATTGGACCAGCTGGTGAGCCTTGTAATTTAATAGCTTCAACTTGTTGTCTAAGTATTTGATTCAAGATACCAAGTTGTTGATCTCTTGATCCTGTACCTAATCCAACTTGAATACTTACATTACAACGATCTCTCCACTCCATAGGATTCATTGGAACAAAGTTATTTCTAATTTTAACAATTCTTTCTTTATCTTGAAATTTAACAACTAATTCAAATATCTTTTTGAATATTTCTTTTACACCAGTTTCAGCAAAGATTCTTGCAATCAATTCAATTCTCATTTGTGATTGTGATAGAATAGTATTTATACCTGATGCAGTTTTATTTAATGAATCAGTATCCATTCCCTGGTTGTATTTAGTAACACCACTTCTATTTTCTTTTACAGTATCTAAATATTCAAGTAATGGAAATGCTTGTTGATTAATAGTTTGTGTCTGCATAGGCATCATAACTTGTCCTGGTGCAGTTTTAGTTCTTACAATTCCGCCTGGTCTATTTGTCAATAGATCATCAAGATTAACCTGACCATCCATAACAGCAACTCTGTTATTGTTTGTTAGGTACATATTATCTAACAACTGTCTCATAACAGTAGATTTAATTAATTGAATGTCCTCTACTAACTCTGATACTGATCTACCATAAAATCTATGTGGTACAATAATAGGTGTAATAGAACAGAAAGGAACTGAATCAACAATTACATCATCCAAGATTGTGTAGTTATTATCGCCTGCGCTTGTGATCTTTCTAAGTTCTGCAATACCATCACCATCTTCATCTATCTTCATATATGATTCAAGCACTACTACTTCTTGTGTAGATTCATCACCTACTGATCTATCAAAATCATCATCAAGATTTCTGTGTCTTGTTACTTTTTCTTCATTGTATCTTTGTGAATTATTTTCAGATAAACTATAAACCAGGTCAGCATCAAAACCCATTTCAACAAGTTCACTTCTTGTCTTAGTTGTTCTATGAGATACAAAACTAGCATCTTCAATAGACTTAGCTCTGCGTTCAATTAAGAATTCTTCTGGTGGTACAGCTTCTATTTTAACTCTACCAAATGATTCTGTTCTTGTAATAACTACATCATGTAAATTAGGAACTGGTATGTCATCTATTTGATCTATGATCATTGAACTTTGTGTATCTTCTATAGGAGCTGCGTTCTCAATTTGTTCCTTAATGTTCTTTTTTTGTTTAGCAGCTGTTTCGTCTTTGTACTCTGTATGTTCTTTTACTTCTACACCATCTTCATCAAGCAACATTGTAAACTCTGCTTCAGATAATCTTTCATAAGATTCTTGTTTAGTATTTTCTGAATCATTCCAGTATACTTTTACAATACCATTCTTTTGAATAAGGGCATCTTTGAACATACAATACAAAGTTTCAAAGCCATTATTATCTTTATTGAATATATGATTTAAATAATCAGTTGCTTGTTTTGCAATCTGTACATCTTCTTCTGTTACAGGATCAACCTTTACAATGTTATCACTAGCAGTAAATATTCTAAGTAATGATGGTAGTATAGATTCAATAGTATCAGCTACATCAGTTGAAACAACTTGTGATCTTCCTTCTTGTTCATTACCAAATGCTTCACCAAAATAATATTCAGTTGCTTTTCTTCTTGAGTCAGTAAGCTCTGTATCAAAGTATCCATATGAATTATTAATATGTTCACTTAATATTGCTTTGATTTCAAAATCTGATAGTGGTTTTCCTTTAGCCATTTTATTCCTATACTATATATCTTACATCAATTGGCATTGGCTTTAACCAATCAGTCCTGGTTGGTCCATCTACAGAACAACCATATCTAAATGCATCAGCTCCATGTGATGCCCAATCATGTAAGGGTTTATTTTTAAATGTTTGCATTCGATCATCAAACTGTTTTCTGTATTGTCGCAAACAATCAATACCATATTTACATCTGTTCTTATCAAACCAACAGTTATCTAAATTATTTCTCACAGCTTCGATACCATGATCTACTTCTAACCTAGGACATACTTCAAAGTCTAGTCCTAATTCATAAGCTACTTCTAACCTGGACTTACCAGTACCAAGTTCTCTAGTTGTTATATCATGTGGTGCAACATGGCGACCATAGTTATAACCTTTATCTGATAAAACATTTACATAGTGTGCAAGTGATTCACCAGATGTTTCATAGTAATCAATTAATCTTATCTCGGTTCCAACTCTTTGTGCAAACCAGATACTAGTTGAGTCTCCTATACCAAGATCCCACCAAGTTTCAACATCAACACTAGGATCATAATCCACATCACATATACGATTATCTTTCTCTGCTTGTTGGATTTGTTTTCCATAATAGGCCCCAGAAACGGCAGCTTGAAAAGAACACTCAAACTCCTGTTCATACTGGTCTGATGGCATTGTAAGACGAGCTTCTTCCAATTCCTCAGGGGGTATAACTTCTGTTTCACTAGCTCTATGTAATTGTGCATACCAATCTTCTCCTCTTCGTTTTGCTAAATCATAAACATCCCAGAACTGATTATGCCCCATGGGTGTTCCAATAAATATAACATAGCCAATTTTATCTGCAATAGCAGGTCTGACTACTTCAGTCCATACTCTTGGAGACATTAAAGCATATTCATCCAGGACTACACCATCAAAGCCTAAACCTCGAAGTGAGTCTGGATTATCTGCACCGAATATTTGAATTCTAGATTTATTCCAGAGATCAACTTTCAGTTCTGTTTCGTGACGTTTGCCACCAAGTTTCATTAAGGGATCTGTATATTCTTTTAAATAGTCGTAAGCGACTGCCTTTCCCTGGCGATAAGTTGGTGCGATATACGCCAATCTTGCTTCTTGCTTTTCACATGCAGTCATAATTAAATGATTGATTGCAAATACGGTCTTACCGAACCTGCGGTGACAGCAAATAACATTAAATCTTTTTAGTTCGTTATGAATCTTTTCCTGTAAAGGGCGAGGTTCATACGGAATTACTATGTCCATTAGTTTTTCTTTTTACGCCATCCTATTTGAACAGTTAATGGTTTATCTTCATCACCTGATATAGTTTTATTTACAGATGATAGTTTAGAATGAACATATGGAGCAGACTCTTTTGCTGCCCACATCTTTTTTTCAACAGAAACTTTTGGGTTATTCAATAGGTTCAACATATATTTTAATGGTGTTGTTTGACCCATACCTAATTCAGCAGCTAATCGTTCTGCCTTTGTTCCAGCAGTTATACCTTTAGGTCTGCCAGCTCCTTTACGTTTTCCTCCGTGACTCATGATATCAATCCTAATTTATTCATTGTTGCTAGTTTAAGTAAGTTACCTTGGTTTGCATCTATTCTATTTCTACCTGGCATTGTATTCATAGGCTGCGCTGGCATAGTATCAGGCATTCTTTGAGGTGCATTCATAGGCATACTTGGTGGATTCATAGGTTGTTGTGGCATAAACTTTCTTTTTTCTCTTTCTATAAAGTCTAATGGAAACTCTCCTTGTGCAGCTTCCATGATTCTTCTAGCTTCTTCTCCACGAATATTGCCTTTAAATACTTCAATCATAGCTCTGTATAATTCTTGTTCACCAGAATCACCCATAGATAAATCATTGTTTCCAAGATCATAGTCCTGGAAGTCAAATGCTTCATTGATGTTTTTTTCATTAGCTATCATTCCATCAAACTTAGAACCTTCAGCTACAATTTTATTATTCTTAAAAAATGCATTAGGTATACCATCACTTGTTAGAAACTTTAGTGGTGATTCTACATCTTTGAATACTGATTTTACCATATTAATAGATTCCTTATATTGTTAACAGTTCCAGGCTCTAAGAGATTTATTAATTCTAGAGTTTGGATCTCTTGCTGTTTTCTTTGAAGTTAATTTCTTCTTCATACCTTTCATTCTAGCACAGAAGGATGCTCTTCTTGGATTACCCACCTTCTTACTTGGAGCTTTCAGATTCCGTTTCTTACCAGTCTTTGTTTTTCCCTTATTGTAAGATGCACGACCTTTGGCATTCAAACCCCCCTTAGGGTTCTTGCCTTCTTTTCTGGTCCATGCAGGAGACTTAGCCATTACTTACCTACTTTTTTCTGAGCCATTTTGTGTGCTTGAGTAAATGTTTTACCAGCAAGCATAGCTTTCTTCATCATAGCCATATGTTTTGCAGTATGATGTACCTTATGTTTCTTCATAAGAGCTTTTTGTTTTGGTGTTAGCATTTTCATTTCTGTTTTCTCCTCTTACCAGATGCAGTAACAGACCAGCTTACTCTTTTCGGTCCAGTCTTTTTAGCTGCTTCTTTCTTTGTTATTCGCTTAGCTACCTTCTTGGGTCTACAAGCAGGATATGGTCGGCCTTTATCTTTCTTTCCAGAACGACCACACTTCTTTCCTGTCTTAACATCACGCCAGTCCTCCTTAAACCACTTGCGTAATCCCCCCTTATAAGCCATTAGTACTTGCCACCACGCTTCTTATACGTTTTGACAAGCCATGCGTTAGCATAAGCACTAGGATATACCTTGAACTTCTTCTTTGCCTCTGCTTTTACCCTAGAGTATAGGGCTTTATTCTTAGGTTTAGGTGATGCCATTATTTCATAAACTTTCCGTTTTTTTCTTGTAGATATTTTTGATAAAGTTTTGCTCTTTGTGATTTAGAAAGATCTGCTTCGTCAATTCCTTTTACATAAAGATAATCTTCAAAATTCTCAACACTTGTCTCTCCAACACTTACATTTGCACTCATTGGTCCAGTCATTACTTAGTTCCCTTACCTTTTTTCTTCTTTTTTTTCTTTTTCTTTTTAGCTTTTGCAGCTGCAGCCATACCTGATTTAGAGTATGAATACGACTTACCATTTACATTAGGCAT